CTTCTTTCAGGAGCTCTAGTCAATGTATAAATGACTGTAGCATCCTCTAGCATTCTCAACTGATTTAAAGGTTTAATTGCTGGATGTAAGTGAGATAATACTAAACTATTATTCTCATTCATCAATCCTGAAGTTACTCTAGCAATAGAGTCCTTCGCAATTTTAAAACCAACAGTTGAACCGCTTGCACTAGTAGCTCCAAATCCATTTTCAGAATACATATAGTATTCATTCTTAATCTTTTTGACTGGAGCACCTGAGTGCTTGTCTTTACTTTTCTTGTCCAACTCTCGAATTAGTTTTAGTTTTCGAGGGTCACAATAACGTAGTTCTATAATACCTCTTTTAAGGTTATCGGGGTCGATTATAATATGATAATTCAATCGACCGTCGATATAAAACTTATAGAACATATCGTATCCTTGGTTTGACATATCAAACATAGATACGACGTTATCAAATTCTTCTACAATCTTGTCTTTAACTTTATCAGGTAAATCAGTTTCACCTAAACTTATGCTAACGACACTTTCGTCCATTTCAATCGAGATAGCTTCATTCACTATATCATCAACTGCCTGAGCAATCTCAGGCTGAAGGGCCATGTTCCTATACTTTGTGATAAGTTCGGATTCAGACTTAGCTGAACCTTCCATATCTAATAGAGTACTATAAAAGCCCCCTAGCGAGTTACCTGATACGGTAATCGCACCATCATCATTTTGAGGTTCTGTAAATGAGATAGGAGCATTCTTTATCTCATCTTCAGGCCTCTTAATTTCGAAGCCAAAAATCTTCATTATTTAAATTCCTATTATTATGTAGTTGGAATTCCAGTTGAACCTTCGACTCTCCAGAAGTCATATTGGAAGGTCACTGAGAATTCTTCAATTGTATCGGTTGTACCCCAATCCATTTGGATTTGGTCAATAGTCACTGGGTACATACCTTCGAACACATAAGTTCTAATTGCGTCTCCGTCTTTACTATATTGTGTAATTAAACCATTTGATTTGTAATCAGATGGAAGTGAGCGTAAATTACCATCATGTGTATTGATAGCATTTGACCATGCTTCCAAACCGTTTCTAACAATGAAATCTTCATCGTTAATAACAGTCACTGTCCAATCTTCAAATACCCTATCACCTGCATACTTGACCTGACGACCAAAGTATGGTGCTGTGAAAGAACCTAAGGAAGAGCCGGGTATACCCGCAGCTCTTACCATGAAAGGAACTTTAAAGTCGGCTTCAGGAGCAACAGGGTTTAAGATTTGACATTGGAATAACGTAGGTCGAGCACCACCACCAACTAGCTGGGATTTGAACTCATTAATATTAAATGCCATTTGTTAGTTCTCCTATTTTACTAATTATTTATTAACCAATTGAGCCAACAATTTCTTCAAATTCAACACCACTTCTTGTTGCAACAAATGTTAATTCAATAACATTAATGCTTCTAGCAGGTTTAATAAAGATATTTGCTCTAAACTTACCAGCATCAACGATTTCAGGAGTATTTACTGTTGTATCAGAAATTACTCTAAAGTCGATAATACCACGTCTACCTTGAATTTCTCTTAAGAAAGGTTCAACGATATTTTTGAACTGAGTCTGTGAGAATTCATCGTTAAGTTCGAATAAGAAAGATTGTGCTGCATTAGCAATTGCTTTCTCAACCGCAATAAAGAGTCTTCTTACATTGATTCTGTCAAATGCACTTGGTAAACCAAGACCTGTCTTATCACCGAATAGTACAATTCCTTGTCCTACTTGACTCATTACAGGGTTAACATCTGAAGAGTATAATTGGTCTCTTTGTGTTTTGTTAGGGTTGAAAGCAAGTTTTACAACATTCTTAATTACACCCTTACGGAAACCAGCTGGTGATTCGAAAGGTTCAACTCTTGAAGCTAGACCTGCAGTGTCACCATTTAGTGGAACATAACGGTAGGTATCATTGTACTTGTCATATCTGTATTTGTATCCACTATCCATAAACCAGTATGAAGAGTTTTGTAACTTATTACGATATGCAATGACGTTGTTAAGTTTTGCGTTTGTTTTGTTTTCGTCTACGACATCAGCCTTAGAAGGTGATAAGAATGCGACTGCATCTTTTCTGTAATCTGTGATGTTAGAAATGATGTAGTTAGCAACTGTTCCGGCTTGGTCACCCTTACCTTGTAGAACAAATGAGACGTCAATCTCGTTTGCATTCTTGAATAAATCGTAACCACCCGCGATAGGTCCTAATGCTGTTGCAGTTTCTGATGTACCATCGGTACCATTTGCAAGAGTTTCATAAGAACTGTCTTGTGCGCCTGATTCGAAATGCGATGTATTTGCGACTGCAACCCATGAAGAGCCATTGTCGATTACATCTACGTAGTAATTTGTTGTTCCGTCTGATAGTTTAGCGGTTGACGTAGTTGAAACATCGGTATAAAGTTCCAGTGCTGTTCCAGCTTCACCAGAAATAGTACCATCATTGTCGATTACTGCGATGTGATAGTTAGCAGTTTGAGGTGCTTTACCAAACCAGCTTGAGTATTTCCACTTTCTTACAATAGAAAGTTTGTTCAAGTCAGATTCTGCTAATCTCCAAGATGAACCGAATACAATATTATAATCGTATGCTACGATTAATGAAGTATTTGCAGTTTCATCTCCTAATGTGTCTCTCGCTGTTTCTGTGATTGAACTTACTTCTAACTCTTGGTATCCTACTGAATCGTTTCCGATTACAAGAATATCACCAGCATCAATTAATCCTGATGTGATTCTATTAGCAGGTGCTACTTCGAAATCAACATCACTATCATTAAAGTTTAGTGTTTGTTGAATTTGAGTGTTACCAGTTAAT